AATCCAGTACTGCTGACGCAAAAGCTTCAGTTGCTCCTCTGCATCCTCTATCTTGTTACCTGTGATCTCGATGCCAACGTCATCTCTCTGTAGATCTCTAATCTCTCTACGTTTCTGTGTACCTGCTGCCACCAGATTGTGAGTGATCTTCTCGAAGACCCTAGTGATCTGGTCGACAACCTTGCACTGTAGGATAACCTCTGGTCCATCCTCAAACAGTGAAACTAAGTGAAGCATTGTCCGCTTGAACTCTGCGTCCCACTGTGCCTGACGGTCTTCAGGTAAGCGATCGTCACGTTGAAGCTGCGCTGCAACACGATCAAGGGATTCTGTTGTTAGATCATTCATAATTACATACTGTGTATCAGTCATGTTATTCTCCTTCTGCTGAGAAGTGGGGTAAACCCTATGTCTACCCCGATTAAATTTGGCTTAACGATATTAATACCAGTCAAGCCATCGTTTTGCCTGAAAGCTGGTTGGGTAGTAAACCGACAACCGACAGTAGGGATGCTCAATGCCATCGATCAGCTTAGATCTGCCAATGTAAAAGCCAGCGTTAGAACGCATGACCTTAGGCTCTGATGCTCCATCCCTCTCGGCCATACGCCGAGAAGGAAACCCATGATGCGCCCAATCAAGGGCTTCTTGCTCTGTTTCAAACATTGAATCGATATTCATATCAGCCTCCTAAAACCAAATGTCCATTGAATCGATATTGTCAGCTAGCTGCCTAGCTCTCTGGAAGTCTCCGCTATCAATCGCTTGTTGGATTTCCATCCATGCGTCAGACCAGCCTCGATTTAGTTCAAAGGCTCCCTCTGACTCAAGATTGTTTACGATCTGTGATTCTACTACTGTTGCTTTTGACATCTCTGTCTCCTTTTCAAGTTAAGCTAACACGCACACAGGATTCCCTGCGACGTTCTTACCGCTCTCCACACAATGAAAGTCGATAGTCAAGGCCTAGCAGGGATGACCACTTGGGAATCCCCTTGTCAAAATGGATTTTCGATAAAAGAGCATGTCACTCCTAAGAGTGACTTAATAATAATAAATTCGGATTTTGATGCGGACTTTACTTTCGACGTTTGCCGAGCAATTCATTGTGTAACCTGCAAGGATAATGGAACGACGTAGGGCCAATCATGTGTGTGTGTGGAAAGGTCGAGGGGTGAACGAACGACCTGCCAAGGGCAGACGTTCCTTGCCCCGGAAGAAGTGATGACTCGCTAGCTGTGCCTACTATCAGGCACTTGTCTAGCAATGCCCGACCAAGGGCATTAGCGGTATCGACACAGCCAATAAGCCGCACTTCGGAACATCATAACTTGCACAACAAGTTAGGATGTGGAGGGTGCTAATAGCGTGTTATCAGTAGGTTACAGAAAGTGTATTGACAAAGGATTTGCGAGTATGTGTATAATCTCCTTCCGAAGAGTTATGGATCTTGGACATGACGAAAGCAAATACAGAACAACAAGCCAAATACAAGAACGGTGTAGTACCAATGCAAGACATTGATAAACACGCACCAACATTACGCACACAGCACAACAAGGTAACTGATGCTCAAGCTGAAATAGTGCATATGATCTTGCATGATGGTTGCAACCCAAAGACTGCTGCTGAACGCTTGGGTAGGAACAAAGCTTGGGCTTATAATACACTGAATAAACAACACGTTATAGACTACAGACAAGAGCTGGCTACGAAGACATTAGGATGGTCTGCTACACAGGCAATGGCAACCATGACAGAACTGCTAGCAAGTAAGTCACAACACGTCAGGCTCGAAGCCGCTAGGGATTTAATGGACAGGGCAGGATTTAGACACGACGCTGGTAACACTCCGTCTACCGCTGTTCAGATTAACTTCAACTTGGACTAGGGGGTCCCAATGCTAAGGACACGGTCGTCACAGAAACCTACCTTAGAAATACAGCCGATCACATATAAAGGGTAAACCACACTCACGATATTTTTTTTAAGCCAAGGAGACGAAAATGGGTGAATCAACATCAGAAGGCGGCACAGATTACAGCGGCAGAATACAGGACAAGAGGTCTAGAGCAGAAGCTAGATCTAGAGATCTTGCCTATGAAAGATCCAAGCGTGCTGAGTTTGGCCCTAGAAGCAAAAGAGGAAAGAATATTGATTATTCTGGAAGCCAGATGAAAACCGTTACTCAATCAAGGACAGAGCTTGCTGAAAGAGATTTGGATCGAAGAGCTACTGATGGTCAGATTTCTCAAAGAAATCAGGACAACTTACGTTTGGGTGCAGTAAATGAGTTTGGGAAAAGCAGAGCCAAAGATATTCAGAATAAAATAGCTGGTGGTGGTACTCGTGTTTACGATGAGCGTGGTCGTATTCAAGGAGTTGTTCATACTTCCAATACTCTTTTTGGGCCTCAACAGGTTTATACCGGATCTGCAAGTTATGCTCCGAAGGATACTGGTGCCAAGATTGGAACGATTACTGGTGCTAGAGATGGCACAAAGGGTTACCAGACTGGTAATCGTAATGTTATAGGGGGCATGGGCGAAAGTGATTCTGTTCCCGTTATGAAAAACACTACTGGATCAACACTTTCTAGTACAAAGATGAATAATGCTGCTGTAAGGCAAGCGAGGGTTGCTAGTCTTGGTGCTGGTGGTGGCGGAGCAAACAGGCGAAAATTTGTATAGTAATGAATCTTGACTACAAACCTCCGGGGCCGATTGCTAAAACCTTTATGAAGGACAAGTCTTTTGTCCGTGGTATTCGTGGCCCTGTTGGATCTGGAAAGTCTGTTACTTGCTGTATGGAGTTAATGCGTATAGCGGTCAATCAGAGTCCTAATAAGTCTGGCGTAAGGAGAACAAGGTTTGCTGTTATTCGTAATACGAACCCACAGTTAAAAACTACAACAATCAAAACTTGGCGTGATTGGTTCTCTGATGAGATAGGGAGGTTTGTGTGGTCGCCTCCTTATACTCATAATATTTATTTTGCATTAGCCGATAAAACTATTGTGGAGTGCGAGGTCATTTTTTTGGCTTTGGACAAGCAAGAGGATGTAAAAAAGCTTTTGTCTTTAGAGTTGACTGCTGTATGGGTCAACGAAGCTAGAGAAATTCCAAAAAGTATTATTGATGCTTGTACTATGAGATGTGGTCGCTTCCCCTCGATGAGGGATGGCGGTCCTACTTGGTATGGTGTCATTATGGACACAAACTCTCCTGACGAAAGTCACTGGTGGGCTATTATGTCTGGCGAAGCTCCTGCTCCTGAATATATGTCAGATGATGAGAAGCTGTTGCTTGTTAAGCCTGATGACTGGACATTTTTTTCTCAGCCACCAGCTATGAAGGAAATCCTAGACAAGGAAGGTAATCTAACTGGATATGAAAAGAACTCCAAGGCAGAGAACAAAGAGAATATACAATCCGATTATTATGATAAAATTATTCTTGGCAAAAGTTCGATGTGGGTCAAAGTATATATATTGAACCAATATCAATCATTGCTAGATGGCAAGCCTGTCTATCCAGCATTTAGAAAGGAGACTCACGTTGCGAATGCACCGATACAACCCATACAGGGTAAGGACGTTATCATCGGCATTGACTTTGGAAGGACGCCATCGGCAGTTTTCTCCCAACAGACCACATTTGGGCGTTGGATTATTTTCCACGAAGTCATTGGACAGGATATGGGAGCTGGACGATTTGCAGAAGTCCTTAAAAAAGAAATCGCCAGAAACCAGTGGTCAGAACTAGATTTTAAGTTTATTGGTGATCCTGCTGGTAACCAAATGGCTCAAACATCCGAGCATACGCCATTTATGATACTTAGGGCTGCTGGCATTACAGCTTACCCTGCTCCTAGCAACGATATACAAATGAGAATCGAGTCTGTTGAATCTGTGCTAAACCGTATGACGGATGGAACTCCATCACTTACCATTAGTCCGACTTGTACAGTTTTGATTTCTGGGTTTGAAGGCGGCTATCAGTACAAAAGAACTTACAATATGGGTCGTGAAACACATGATGACCGTCCATCAAAGAATCGTTTTTCTCATATACATGATGCTTTACAATATGCGATGTTAGGCGGTGGTGAAGGAAGGAGAGTTATTCTCGGTGGTAGAACAACACTTTCCCCTACAACCGCTGAAAGGGCTGGAAATCCTTTTTCCCGAATGAAACTGAGAAACAGCCGACAAAATAAATCACGATTAAGCCAAGTTAGATCGTTATGAAATGGATAATTTGCTTCCACGAATCAAAAAATATAGGTATATGGAAGTTATTTACACGCCATAGACCTAAGTTTGGTCATGTTTTTGCTGTTTATTATGACGTTAAGTTAGATGCTTGGTCTAAAATTGAGTATACAACAAGAGGTTTTAACCTTATGTGGTTTAGAGGAGAAGATGCAGATTTTTTAATATATGATTTGGTAAAAAATTGCATTTGTATCGAAGTAGAAGACAACAAGAACCCTACTTTTCTACCTCGTTGGTTATATTGTGTTAGTTTTATTAAGCACGTTTGCGGTATAAGTAAGCCTTGGATATTAACACCCTACCAATTGTATTGTGAATTGCGTAATAGTGGTGGGAAAGCCATATTTATAGATAATTAGGAGGCTAATATGGGATTTGGAAGTTCTGCACCACCGCCCGATCCAGAATTGGAAGAAAGGCGTGCGGCTGAAAAAAAGCGTGTTGAAGAAGAAAGACGAAAGGCTGAGGCCGATAAAAAAGAACGTGAACGTGTTAGGTCTAGTAATCTTTATGGTCAAAAGTCTCTTCAAGATGAAGAGATGGATACCAATCAAGGTTATAGGACTATGGGTAAATCTGGCTCTATAAGGATGTAGCTATGTATGATGGCAACTCTTCTCCCCCTATAAGTGGTAGGGACAAAACCATAAATATGGTTCTTGATAAGTTTAAGAGGGCTAAACAGCGTTGGAATTCTTGGGCTGATATATGGGAAGAATGTTATGATTACGTTATTCCCCATCGTGAAAGTTTTTATCAAGAGTCTGCTGCTCAACGCAGAACTGAAAATATCTATGATGAAACAGCCGTTGTAGGTCTTCCAAAGTTTGCATCTAGGCTTCAGTTAGGTTTCTTCCCACCTAACGGAAGAGCATTCCGACTAATGCCCGGTCCCGAGTTTCCTAAAGAACAAATCACTAAAGCTTTTCAGCAACAACTCGACCAGATAACTGATCTTTTACATGAGGGTTTACGCAACTCTAATTTTAATGCTGAGTTACATGAGGGCTTTCAGGATCTTGGTCTTGGCACAATGAACCTACTTGTAGAAGAAGGTAGGTTTATTGGGGATCTTCATTTTACATCAGTACCCCCTACAAACCTTGCAATATTGCCAGGGTCACTAGACTCTATATCTGGTTGGTTCCGTTGGAATTATGATATGGAGCTTCGG